TCACATCGCTGACTCCTTCTTTGCATCTGTTTATCCTACTATTACTTCTGGTAAAAGCACAAAAGTAATCATGGTTTCGACGCCTCACGGCATGAACCATTTTTACAGAATGTGGCATGATGCCGAGAGGGGTCAAAACGAATACGTTCCAACTTCAGTCCACTGGTCGGAAGTCCCAGGCCGTGATGAGAAGTGGCGAGAACAGACAATCAAGAACACTTCAGAAAACCAGTTCAAGGTTGAGTTTGAGTGTGAGTTCCTTGGATCAGTTGATACTCTCATCAATCCCGCCAAATTAAGAGCGTTAGTTTATGAGAATGCAATTCAAACTGGTAACGGTTTAGATGTCTACGAAAAACCCCAAGATAACCACGACTACGTTTGTACTGTTGACGTGGCTAGAGGTGGTGGACAGGATTACTCGGCTTTTGTGGTTGTTGACATTACTGAGTATCCCCATAAAGTCGTAGCCAAATATAAGAACAACGAAATCAAACCAATGTTGTTCCCATCCATCATTTATGAAACGGTAAAGTCATATAATAATGCATGGGTGTTATGTGAAGTCAATGATATTGGTGATCAAGTTGCAGCTATTCTAAACTACGATCTTGAGTATCCTAATCTTCTTCAGTGTTCGATGAGAGGACGTGCGGGACAGATCGTCGGTCAGGGCTTCTCTGGAAAGAAAACTCAGTTGGGTCTAAAGATGTCTAAGGCCGTAAAGGCGGTTGGATGTTCCAACTTGAAGACAATGATTGAGGCCGACAAAGTTCTCTTTAAAGACTACGATATTATATCAGAACTTACCACGTTCATTCACAAGAGAAACTCATTTGAGGCTGAGGATGGGTGTAATGATGACCTTGCAATGTGTCTCGTCATCTACGCATGGCTGGTCGCCCAAGACTACTTTAAGGAACTAACCGACCAAGATGTCCGCAAGAGACTGTACGAGGATCAGAGAGACCAAATAGAACAGGATATGGCCCCATTTGGATTTATTAGTGATGGTCTAGAAGATGACATGATCACTGACGATGATGGAACGGTCTGGAGAAAGACTGACCTCGATGATATCAATTCCACATATGGAGACATGAGTTTTATGTGGGAGTATAATTGATGGATATTGAGAACGAATTTGATCTAGAACATTTGTTATTCGTTGAGAGAAACTGCAGAACTTGTGGGGAAAGAAAGAACCTTATTGAGGACTTTTATTTGACAAGAAAAGATAGAGGTTCATATCCATCTGCATATTCTTATGAGTGCAAAGATTGTACAAAGAAGAGAATTGTTATCAGTAGAATGACAAACAGAGTGTTTGATAGATGGGAATATCCAGACTGGTAATGTTCACGTCCAGTTTCCCCATCTGAAAGAGTAGCAAACAATAAATAAATTTAGAAATCAACTGAAACTTCTAGAGGAAATCAGATGGCTGGTTTAGGCTTAGTCTCTCCTGGTATTAAGGTAAGGGAAGTTGACCTTACTAGAGGTGGCATCACAGGCGTTAGCGACCAGACTGGCGCCATCGCAGGACCTTTTGTAAAAGGCCCCGTAAATGAACCGATCCTCATCGAGAATGAAAAGGATCTGGTAGATACTTTTGGAGAACCACAAGAAGCAAGTGCTCAATATGAGTATTGGATGAGTGCATCCTCATATCTCTCATATGGTGGTGTTTTAAGAGTAGTAAGAACTGATGGAGCAAATTTAAATAATGCAAATGCTGCAGTAGCCAGTGGATCTGGTTCCTCTATCACTAGTCTCAAAATTAAAAACGTAGAAGATTATTTCAATTCCTTTGAGTCCTCTACTACTTGGTATTGGGCCGCTAAAAATCCTGGTACTTGGGCAAACGATCTCAAGGTCTGTGTCATTGACGCAAGAGCAGACCAGACTCTGAGTGGTATTACAACTGCTGGTATCGTCGTTGGTGCTGCAGTAACTCAGGCATTCGGCGGTGCTCAAATTGGTGGTATCGGTACTTCACTGACACTGAATGGTCATCTGAAGGGTATCGTTACTGGAATTGGTGCATCGAGTATTGATGTTAAGGTTGTAAGTCAGGTTTCCACCGCAGGAACTGTATCCAATGCAGATTATGCTAAGGGTGGTGTTTATGAATTCAAAACAACATCAGCGTTAAATATCGCAGGTGCAACTGGATCCGCAACTACTTCAATTACCGTACAACGTCAAGTTGCTGGTATGTTCGCTGGTGTTGGCGCGATTGGTATTGGAACAACCATTTCGGTTTATAATCTCGGTTATACATACGCGATTGATAATGCTGGTGGAACTGCACTGGGTATCGGAGATACTGGTGTTTATCTGTCATCGACAACTGGTCTTGGTACAGAAGGATCTGGTATCAATAACCTCCTGTTGATTGGTTCTGAACTGATTGGTATTGGTCAGACGATTGTCAGTGGAACTGGATTCGTTGGATTCTCTACAAGATCTATTGATGGAACAGCTGCGGCCGCACATAACGACGGAAGCACTGTTTATGTATTAACAAATGCTGGAGCTGCTACAACAGTTACTCTGGCCGCCGCAGATGGTGCAACCACCCTTCAAGTTGACAGACTTGCAACTGGATTTGCAACTCTTGATGTAAATGACTACATTAGAGTCTCATGGGTTGGTGTAGGAACCACTGGTGAGATCATGAAGATCACTGGAGTTTCTACAAACTCTGCACTTACTCCAACTTCGACTACAGACTGGTATGAAGGTCAGACTCTTGGTCTCGACAACTCAACCGTATACTGGAAGAACGTTGCTCCAAAACCACAAACATCACAATATGCATCTACAAGAAACTCAAGATTCGATGAGGTTCATGTAGTTGTTGTTGATGATAGTGGAAAAGAAAGTGGAACCTCTGGACAAATCCTTGAGAAACACCTAGGCCTTTCCAAGGCAAAAGATGCAACTCAGTTCAACTCACCTATTTACTATAAGGATTACGTTGCAAACAATTCAGAATATCTGTTTGCTGGATATGCTCCATTGGGTAATCCAACTGGATTCTCTACTGGAAATACTGCATTCACCTCCGCAGCTTCTGTATGGGGACAAAATGCACAGGGAGTAACATTCTCTGGTATTGGTAGATCTACATATTCCTTACAGGGTGGTAAGAACGAGAGTGGCACTTACGAGAGTCCCGCCTACATCGCAACTCTTGGAGACATGATGGAAGGATACGATCTCTTTGCAAATCAAAGAGAATATCCAGTCAATTATCTGATCATGGGCCCAAGTATCTCAGGAAGAGATGCAACCACTGCAAAGGCTAACAAACTGATTTCTATTGCTGAAAATAGAAAAGATTGTATTGCAACAATCTCTCCACTGAGAGCAGACGTTCTGAGCACTAATGTTCCTCTGACAAACGCCGATACTCAGACAAATAATATTATTGCAACAATGGATCAGGTTAATTCCTCTTCCTATGCTGTTCTTGATACTGGTTATAAGTACACCTACGATCGTTTCAACAATAAGTTCCGTTACATCCCATGTAATGCTGACGTTGCTGGAATGATGGCAAGAACATCGCAAAATTCATATCCTTGGTTCTCACCTGCTGGGGTTACCCGTGGTGTAGTTAACAATGCAGTTAAACTTGCATACAACCCATCACAGGCCCAGAGAGATCTTCTGTATTCCAGAAGAATCAACCCAGTCGTTGCAGCTCCTGGACAAGGAATCATCCTGTTTGGTGATAAGACTGCTCTGTCTTACACTTCCGCGTTCGACAGAATCAACGTTCGTCGCCTGTTCCTGACGATTGAAACTTCAATCGAAAGAGCAGCACGCGCTCAACTGTTTGAGTTCAATGATTCAATCACCAGAGCAAACTTCGTCAACATCGTTGAGCCTTATCTCCGCGATGTCCAAGCGAAGAGAGGTATCACAGATTTCTTAGTTGTCTGTGATGAGACCAATAACACTCCAGATGTTGTTGACGCAAACGAGTTCCGTGC